TATCAACAATTCCCTCAGCCAAATTCTTCAAGACCGGCGCCCCGGCAACGGTGCCAATCAGTGCGCCGGCTTCGAGCATCTGTATCACACGACCAACGAGTGCGCTCTTCTGCTGTGTAGAGTCCAGTGAATCTCGCAGTTCCTGATCACCGAGGTCGAAGTACTCCATGATCATCGGCGCGAAGTTCCCGCCGAACTCACTGCGGGGATCATTGATGATCGCTTCAGTCAACAGCGCAGCGGTCGTCTCACGCGCCAGGGTGCCGGCCACCTTGAGACCGGTCGCACGGGACAGCATGACGTTGCCGATTGCCAGTTGTGCCATGAAAGATATGACGCGCTCGGCAGTTCCGGGCGCCGCGAGTTCTCCGACCGCGCCGATCTCCGGTATCAGATCGGGCGGCGTCTCGCCGACACCGCCGCGATTGTCGACAGTGTCCCGCACGAAGTTGATGAATTTGTTGGTGAGGCCCGTCATCGTGTTGACCATCAAACGACCAGTCATCTGCTCGCCGATTCCCTGCGCCCCAGCCCACGCCTCGATCGGTGTCGGCGTCTTGACACCCCCAACTTCGATCTCAGTCGGCCGCACGCCCATGTCGTACAGCAGGCCCGGCAGCGCAACCTCGGACGCAACCTCATCGGCCGATCGGTTGTCATGCACGATCGAATACGCGGGGTCGAACTGCTCAGCGAGCGCACCCTTCGGCGGGAGACGACCGTCGTTGAATGCGCTGACGTACTTGTAGTTGATGACGTCCGGCCCCTGCTCGTAGTCCGCACGGATCTCTAGCGCCTTCGCCGCTTCAGCGTCCTCTGCCTGTACCGCCAACTCAGCCTCCCGCTGCGCTCGCTGCCGTGCGCCGGGGCTGACCGCTTCGTGCCGTGTCCGCAGGTAGTCCTGCACATCCTGCTCCGACGTTCCCCGAGCCGGGTCACGCGGGACATCGATCGGCGTGTCATCGTTGGGATCATCCACCATCTCGAACACGTCGCCCTCGGGCGGCTCACCCGCAACCGGGAGATCGACCGGTTGCACGAGACCTATACGATACGTTGGTTCACTCAATTGATGCTCTCCGCAGCTTGATCCTTCGCTTCGTCTCTCGCTCTTGCCGCTTCCTGCTTCCGTTGGTCAGCCGCAGCCCGCTCATCAAAGTACTTGTTGATCTCGTCAACCTGTGCGTCATGCTCTTCTATTGTGATCGTGCGAGCGATAGCTTGATCGCTGAGATCGTTGAGGATCGCCTGCCGCGTCTTAGTGAGCGTCCCGTCCGCTTTCATATACGGGGAGATACGCGCCCTTACCGCAGCCGTTAGATCCGCGACAGCCGGCTCGCCCTTCGCATACCTCGATGCGTTGTTGATGACCCAGTCCATAGCCTTCTGTGGAACCTCATCGGTCGGCACGTCGAGGAGGTACGCGTCAAGGTCCATCTTCATCCGCGCACCCTGAGCGGCGGAATCCTTACTGTTAGATGCCATCTGTCCGAGCATCAGCGCGAAGTCAACTTGGCCGTCCGGCCCGGTGATCGGCGCTTGCGCCCCGATCAGCATCAGACCGCGACCGACCGCTTCCTTGTATCCGGGCGTCGACCACGTACCCGACCCGAGCTTGTTCGCGAGTTCGAGCGTCTGGTTGAAGTCGGTCTTCGACAGTAGCCCGTCGTTGAAGGCCGCATACACCTCGCCCTTCATCTCAGCCTTCGCGGCAAGCTGTGCTTTCTGCGACATGTCCTGTGCTTGCGCCAGCCCCAACTGAATCCGCATGAACTCTGCCGGGTCGGTCTTACCCTCGGACCGATCCTTGATCATAGACAGCAGTGCCGGCACCGACTCGCGACTGATGACGTTAGCAAGACCCGCGTTGGTGATCATCGCCGCAGTAGCCTTCCCGTCTCCGATCACGCGCATCAGTTCGATCTCGTTCTTGGCCTGCATCAACCCAAGGTTCCGCTGTTGATCCACACGACCCTTCTCGTGGGACTGGTAGATGACGCCGATCGCTTGAGCCTTGTCGTCCTCAGTGATGAGCGGATTCTTCCACGCCACTGCTTCTGCGACCGCCGCCGCCATCGTGGTGTCGTTGGGTGGCTTCGATATGAAGTCAGTCACGAACCCTTGGAACTCCTCGGACGCGATGTACTTACGCAGCGCCTGATACGTTTCCTGACTGTACGCACCATTGAGGAACTGTTGGTGGTTACGCGACGTGGCGTCTTTCCAGTTGCCGGCAGCGGTAAGTGACTGTATCGACTCGACACCTTTCGCTGCGGTGAACTCTTTCTGGTGAACGAACTGATCTTCCTGCAACGCGACCGTGTGCTTGTTCACTAGGTCAGTCAGCACAGGCCGCGCCTGACGCTTCTGCGACGACGTCATCGTGCTGAGACGCGACTCGACGACCTCATTGATGTCAGTCTGGAAAGCGTTCCGGCCGTGCGTGCCGAGCGCCGGGTTGTCATTCACGAAGCTGAACGTGTTGACCTTCTGCCCGTCGACCTCCATCTCGGGGTTCTCACGCTGCGCGTTGCGTATATCCCGCGCAGCCACGTCGATCTCACCGGCAACACTAGCGATCAGTGCTTCGTTGTCGAGCTTCTGGTACTTCTCACGGGTCTGATTGAGTTGCGCGAGTCCCGCCACCGCAGCGGTCGCGACGTTGTACGGACCCGCAGCCGCTGCTCCCATAGTCTCGGGACTCGGCGCGGTCGCTGCCAGCCCCTCAGCAGGGTTGGTTATCGGGTTCGACGGGATGTTGAATGCCATGACTATTACGGTCCAGTTGTGTTGGATTTATAGCCTGAGTAGCCGGCCTGCGCGAAGTTCAGAGCGGACCCGATACCTTGTGTCAGGTATCCCGACGACGCTGCCTGCCCCGACGCTTTCGCACCCTGTATGCTGTACTGGAGCTTCATCGCCTCGTAGTAGCTTGCCTGTGCGAAGTCCCGCGTACCCTCGGCTTCGAGTGCCTTCGGAGTCCCGACATCAACCGACACGCCGCCTGCAGCATAACCCGTCTGTTGGACACCGAGCAGTTGCTGCTTCGACCGGTACATCGCACGCATCCGCTCTTGAGACTCGATACGAAGTAAAGCCTGCTGCGCCTTCGCAGCCTTTTTCGCAGCCTTCGACGCCTTGTTCGCACCAAAGAGCGAGGTGCCGATGCCGACCGCAGCGATCCCTACATTCACCCAACTCATTCGTCATCTCCGATGATGATCATCCGTTCAAGCTCGGCCAGATCCTGCGTATTCGTCGGGTTCTGATGCACCGTCAGCAGCACCGAATCTTCGAGTGCGAACGTCGCACGCTTCGTCCCCGGCAGCGAGATCCACAGATCACCCTCTTCGATGACCGATCCTTCAGGCACGTCGTCCGTGCTGCTCGTCACGACGAGTTGCCCCCTGAGTAGAATCGTCAGGCATGAACCCCGGTGCCGCTTGCCGACGATCAACACGCCCGCCCGGCGGATCAGCACTCGGGTGTACACGCCCGGCGTGAAGTAGTGATACGTCTGGACGTGATCGCTGGACTCCTCGTCGGTGACGAAGTGCCCCGGCAGTTCGCGGATGTACTGCTCCAGCGAGTTGATCTTATTCGACGCCGGGAACTGAACTACGTTGAGGTCGAGGACGTTCATCAGTCGTCTCCACCGTTAACAGACAGCAGGCCGAACAGCCCGGTGATCTGGTACGGCAGCGGCTCATTGCATTCGATCTCAAGCTCGCCGCCCGTGCCGAGGTTGGCGATATTGACGTCGCCCGTGTACAACCCCGACACCTCGTCGTACAGATCCGCGACACTGCGCTCACGGATCGGCACACCGTTGACGACCGGCATCGCAGATGCGAACAGCCGGAACATCGGCCGCGCCCATCGCTGCGTCGCCGCCTGCGCGGTGTTCTTCGATGCCACCTCAAGCTGGACCGGAACGATCTTCGCAGGGTACTTGTACCCGATGTAAACCGTCGCGTTGAGCGGAATCGGTTGGGCCACCGTGATGGCGCCTGACACCGACGCGGTGTATGTACCGTAGTCGACGCCGTCAGCCTGCACCGTCACCGCCTTGTTGAAGAACCTCGACGCAACCGTTAGCGATGTCGTGCCATTGCCCGTCTGGATCTGCACAGCGTCGAGTCGTGCGAACCACAAGCTCGGGTCGAGCGTTGCATAGTCGAAACCACCGGCAGTGTTGGGTTCGACACCCCACTCGTTGCGCGATGTCTCCGACAGGATCTCAAGGAACACCTGATCCACGAACGCTGCACCGTTCCACGTCGATCGCTGTGTCGCGAGTACGACCATGTCCTTCTGCGCGACACCACCGAAGAACGATTCGATCGCGATGAACATCCCACCCTGCGTTGCGTTCTTCGTCCACGCTGCAACACCGTAGAAGCGTTCGTACGTGAACGACATCAGCGCACCGTCCGATCGCAACAGGAACAGAATCGAATCAGGTGAGTTGATGTACGCGAAGTCCTTGATGCGCCGCCCCTCAGTCCACATGTGTTCAGCGTACGCGGTCATGTCCGACGCCTGATACGCCTGCAGATCATTGATGAACTGCATCCGGCGCATCTGCCGACCGTTGCGTTGAACGAAGAACACTTCGCCTGCAACGTCGAACCCCCGGACATCCCCGAGCGAGTAGTTCGACTGCCGGCTGAAGTTCACACTCGTCGGCGCCATCGGCACCTGTGTCTGAGCGAACACCCCGACCGACGTGCCGACGTAGAGGATCTTCTGCGAATGCAGCCACACCACACTCAAACCGTTAGCGACGACGATCAGGAACACGAAGGCGTCGTTCGCGTTGGTGCCGGTCGTGAAGTTCAGGAACTGCCCGATGCCGGTGCGCGAGCCTGCGATCACGCCACGCGCCGCAGGAGGGCCGTTAGCAACTAGGCGCTGCTCGTGTGCTGTGCCGGTCGAAGGCCAGCCCCGGTTGTACGTTCCATACGATTGGTCGATCGACCACGACTTGCCGGCGTTGAGGGCTGTCCAGTCCGTGCCGGCCGGCAGCGACCCACCGAGACTCGCCCAGTAGGTCGCTTGGCTAGCCCCCACACCCGGCTCGTTAGCTGCAACCGACAGGTGAGCGAGGATGCACCGATAGTAGACCGCGTTGTGCAGGATGACGCCGGGGCCGGACCACAACGGTTCCGCGCCCGACGTGCCGTCAGTCAGCGTGGTGATCGTGACCGACTCGCCAGACACCGGATTCGACAGCAATAGTGTCAACTGCCCGGTCGCATCGCCGACGCTGCCGAGGAAGTTGTACTGTATATCGAAGTTGAGGATCTGCCCGGAGCCTGTCCACGTCACGATGACGCTGCTCGGCAAGACCGCAGCCACTGCCTTCAGCGCGGTCTCAATGTTCGTGCGAGTTGTCGTCGGGCTGTTCTTGATGATCGTGAAGTACACACCACCAGCAACACTCAGGCTGGACACGTTGATGAGGTTAAATGCCTTGTCCGTGTTCACCACTATCGACAGTGCGAACTTCGCGAACGTCGATGGCGGTGATAGCTGATCCCGAAAATCATAGAGCGGGGCGACGTAGACCCCCGTGTTTTGAACGTCCATGAACGACCACACGCCTGCACGAACCCGCAGCACACGCGATCGGTGATGGTTGTCAAACACAACGATCGAATCTTGAAGCTGCGCGACCTGCATCACCCGTAGGTCGGTTGCATCGTACGGAGTCGCAAACGATGCGATCGGAGAACCAAGATCCACATTGATCGAGAACGTCACCGTCGAGTACACCTTGACGATGAGCGGTGCCCACACCGTGATGAAGTCGCCGCCAGGGAACTCCAGCTTGAAAACAACGACTGTGGAGAGATCAACGCCGGGGATGTCGACCGACAGGTTGCGACCGAACAGTGTGCCCGTCCGCTTTGACACACCGCCCTGCGGCAGCACCAACATATTCGTAATGTCGCGGCAACCCGACTCGTAGTTGGCCGACACGGTGCCGCCACCCTGTAGTGGGTCCATCCCACCACGCTGCACGCGGCTGAACCAACGCGGCGAGAGTTCGCCGCCCGTGAAGTCGGTGATTAGTACATCGCCCTGCCAGTCTGCAGCCATCAGCGATTCACCAGCAGTTGCGTGTTGTACGTTGCCTGTGTCGACTGACCCTGACCGTAGACGTTCTGAGCCTCATCCTTCAGCGCACCGTACAGTTGCATCATGCCGCCGACCTTCGCGTTCGACTCGGTGATCGCATACGCGATCCTCGACGCGAGGAACGCAGCGAACGCCAACACGAAGTTCTCATCCATCAAATTCTCGACACCTACGACATCCTTCAGATACCTGATCCACAGGATCGGCTGATTGGTCAGGATCGCGGAGCCTTCAACAGTCCACGCCAGCGAGTCAGCGAACGCACCCTGCGGTTGCCCGGTGTTGAGCGCGGTGCCTAGCTCGACGACGAGCAGGTTGTCGACGGGGACCGGGTACGCATTCATGTAGAGCGCACTCAACGGAACTGTTAGCAGCGCACCGGGCGCGACACGCCCCATGACGAACGGCGGCTTGATCAGTCGGAGACACGAATCGCGGGCCGAGTCGTAGAACACGCTGCAGGCTTTCGCCTCGGTCGTGTTCTCTCCGATGTCCTGAATCGTGTCTTCCCCGAGGAGCATCAACGCCTGATTGCAGATCGATACCTGATCAGCCATGTCACCACCCCCTCGATGCGCGTGGACGTCTCATCTCAATGGCTTTGTACCGATCGAGCACCGCAGCTTGCGCGGCGTCGATACGTTGTTGGTTGATACCGTGAGCGAGAAGAAACGCGTGCTGGTCGAGCCACGACACACCGTTCTGCTCCATCTGGACGATCGCGTCAGCGATCACGCTGACGCCGAGTTGCTTGCGTGCATCCTCCCCGGATGCACACGTCTCACACCAAGGCCAGCCGGTGACTAACGTCTTCCGGCCGCAGCCCATCTTGCACAACGTCTTCAACTTTCAACCTCCTTAAAAGAACACCGCGCCGACGGGCCGAGTCCCGTGGCGCGGTGTTTGCGGGAGGATGAAAGCCTACGCGGCGATCATGCCTCGTCGCAATCGACTTGAACCACACCCACGCCTTCGATGCGGGTCGAACCCATCGTCATCGAGCAGTACACCTGCCACGCGAACGACTTGTCAGGACGCTCTGCGATGCGAGCGAACATGTCTTCGTTGATCCCGAGGCCCATTGCCATCCGCTGCCACATGAAGCACGAACGCGTGCCACCTGCGCCGGTCGACGGCAAACGCTCAGAGCGAATCCACGTCAGACCGAGGAACGTCTCGACCTTGCCCGACATCAGCGTGCGGACCGTGTTGTAGTCGGCCGACGTGAATGCCGCGAGGCTCAACACGTTAGACAACTGCTCGGACCCGTACGTGAAGAACCGATCCATGTCGTCAACTTCGTTCTTGTTGAGCGACTGGATGCCGGCCAGAACTTTCGCTTCGGTCAGACCCACCGCGCCGACTGCGACCACGATGCCGCCGTCCGTTGCGAAGTTGATCGAGGCGCCGTTGCCGTCGGTCACGTTGCCGTTGAAGGCAGCGATGATGATGTCGTCCTTGGCACGACCCAGTGCGTTGGCACCAGCGATCGCGTACTCGGACTCCGGGTTGATGATCAAGCGCAGCTTGTCTTCACGGTCGACGAGGTCGCCCCAGTCATAATCGACCGGGCTGACTTTCCGACGTGACGACGGCGCGTCGAGCACCGGGGTATCGGCGTGGCGTGACGCCTTCGCTTGCGCGGTCACTTGACCGATCCGCTCGAAGTTGTCGACGTTGCCGACGAGTGATTCCACACGGACTGCGCCGCCGAGGCGGGAGCCGCGTTGCTGAGAGAGTTGGTACACGTTCGACTTGAACTGCTCGACGAACGCTTGAGAGATTGTGCTGACCATTTGGCCGCTCCTTAATGAATATGTTGGTCTATTCGGAACGCACCCCCGGAAGCCGGGACGTCAGCCTTGCTCGTTACGCGAGCCACTCGGACCTAGTCAGTTGTCGGACCTTGCGGCACTCCGACGGCGGGACTCTACTGCCCGTAACTACGCTTCGTCAACTTCCGGTTCGCCGCCATCTGCCGGACCTTGGCTGTCCGCTGCGTTTTCGTCCCCGGCGCTTTCTTCGACTTTGGCTTTGTTCCCACGGTTGCATTCCTCGACGTATCGCTTCAGATCGATCGCGCCGTCTTTGAGAGCTTGTTCAAGATCCATATCAGCGGTCCCAGTAGTTAACGTCACCGTCGAGCGTGGACTCTGCCGATGCACGAGCAGAAGCCCACGAGTTCAGCGCGGTCCAACTGCCGGGTGTCGCACCGTACGGCGCGTCACCGTACGGCGGGCGCGAGACCGTCTGAATGTCTGTCTGACTGAACCGTCGAGGGGCGAACAGACTGGCGTTTGCCGGTGCGGCGGTGACCGCTACGTCAGCGTTGGTGACACGCGTCTTCATGTTGAGTGTCGGCATGTCAGTTGCTCGGCGCCGTGACAGGGACCGTTGTCGTGTTGTTGACCGGCGGGGCCAGCACGGCTTGCGCCGTACCCCACGCGAGCAGCGTGTAGGTGGGCAGCGTGCCCTTCTGTCCGCTGATGTTCTGTTGGGGGTCGGTTCTGTTACTCATGGATCACCTCACTGAAATAGAACTTGTGCGTTCGACGCCGCTGTCACGTTGAGCGGGCTGATGTAGTGGACACCTTGCAACAGCACAGTCATCGAGACGGTGCCGTCAGTGAACGTGATCGAGCCGCCGACCTCCACATGGATAGCCGCCGGACGCGCTGGCTCGGCAGCGTAGTTCTTCACGGTTGCCGGCAACCATCCGGTGGCGGCGGGCGCGGGTGATACTTTCGCTGTTGCTGTCATTGATAGAGCAGGAACACTGCGCCGGTCACGACACCGAGCGATGTGGGTACCACGTACGTGATGCCGGTCGTGGCGATCGTCATCGATACGCCATTGCGAATGACGATGATCGATCCACCGGTCGGGATATACACACCGATCGGCAACTGCGGATCAGTCGTCAGGTCTGCCGACGACACCGCAGCCTTCCACGATGTGGCTGACGGCGGCGCGTTGACTGACGCGGTAGCTGTCATGTCATATCGCCCGCATTGGCGGCGCGGAAGTCAGCGAAGTCCGCGTAGTCGCGGATGATCGCGACCGCTTTGAACTGCGCCTGCGCGAGTGTGGCGGCGGGGAACCGCAGCGTGATCGTGTTACCGACCGCGACCGCACCGACCAGAATTCGGTACACACCGAGTCCGGGCGGCGACGCGACGGCAGCATTCCAGTTGGCGGCACTGATGTTCGATCCGGTGGCTACGCCCCCTTGCAGAAC